ATTACAAGCATCGGTGATATCTCAGCACATGTAAGTGACCTATCCATTAATTTTATAGACTTGTCGAAGAATTTCCACGACTTGTCAGGCACATACTATACGCTTTCAGGTGATGTAACGAAAAACATTACAAGCATCGGTGATATCTCAGCGCACGTAAGCGATTTGTCCATTAATTTCATAGACTTGTCAAAGAATTTCCATGACTTGTCAGGCACATACTATACGCTTTCAGGTGATGTAACGAAAAACATTACAAGCATCGGTGATATCTCAGCGCACGTAAGCGATTTGTCCATTAATTTCATAGACTTGTCGAAGAATTTCCATGACTTGTCAGGCACATACTATACGCTTTCAGGTGATGTAACAAAAAACATTACAAGTATAGGTGATATCTCGGCACACGTAAGTGACCTATCCATTAATTTTATAGACTTGTCGAAGAATTTCCACGACTTGTCAGGCACATACTATGAGTTGTCCGGTGCTGTAACGAAAAACATTACAAGCATCGGTGATATCTCGGCACACGTAAGTGACCTATCCATTAATTTCATAGACTTGTCGAAGAATTTCCATGACTTATCAGGCACATACTATACGCTTTCCGGTGATTTTGATTCATTCAAGCAAAATGTAAAAACAAATGATTTATCTGTAAATAATATAAGTGTTAACTCGGGTAATAATATTAACTTTTTATCGGATGTATCGTTTAATCAAAATGTAAATATAACAGGCGATTTAATAATTGATGGTTCCTTTAATTTTAATGAAGTAATACAAAATATTACCACAGTAAATAATGAAATACTTGTTAGTACGCAATTAGATATATCCAATCAGGGAACTGGACCGGCATTAGAAGTCACACAAATTGGAACAGGAGATACAAATGATGTGGCGCTTTTTAAATCAGGTGTAAATGATAGCGATAAGGCATTTGAAATAAAACACGATGGTATATCAATATTTTACAAGGATGTTTCATTCCGCGATAATATATATGGTAAGGATGCGTCTTTTCAAAATGACGTAGATATTGAGAATAAATTGGTAGTAAGCGGAGATGCGTCGTTTAATAGTAAACTATCTGGAACTGATGCTTCTTTTACTGCTCTGAGTGTTGGAAAACTAATGGGATATTCGCCAATAGAAGTGATGCACGATATGTCAATTAATACGCGGTTGGTAGTTCCTGATGCGTCATTCAATCGTATAGAACCCATAGATGGTAGTATGATATTATTCGGTGATTTATCGGTAAATGGAAATATATTTTTTAGTAATAATTTGTATCAAAATGGAACATTATTTGAAGGTGGAGGTGGAGGTGGAGGTGGAGGTGGAGGTGGAGGTGGAGGTGGAGGTGGAGGTGGAGGTGGAGGTAATAGAAAGGATGCTTCGTTTAATGTGATACAAGAGTTTTCTGATGGTTCGGGAATAACATTTTTGAACGACGTATCACTTAATCACTCATTAGATGTTTCAGATTCTATCACAACTAAAAAGTTAATCGGTAATTGTAGAGATGATAAATTATCAGAAAATAAGACTTTTAACGTTGGTGTAATATCTAATCGTTTTACATTTGATGGAGCTAATGTTGGTCAAACACTAAATTTATACAGAGGTTCAACATATCAATTTAATCAGTCTAGTTTAGATAATAGTGGTCATCGTTTTTTTGTGTCTAGTGATGTGAGTGGCCGCAATAATAGTGGTGGGCCAGGATTTTACACAGTATCTTCTGAAGAATATAAATTATTTGGTCCCGGCGACACACACACCTCAACGGGTGATTGGGATACAGACCCATTGGACCCTAACAATACAGATAATTCTAAAGAACCAGCCATATACAGTTACGATTTAAAAAATTTCAATGGAAATAGTAGTTTAGTAGGACGCGTTGTGCGTATATATCTACGGTACGAACCAGGTACTAACGGTAGTAGTGGAGATGCTCAGCTTTTTTCAATAAAAGTAAATGGTACTAATCATACAGCTGCAGATTTTGAAGATTCAAATGATACTTTTGGGTATTCGAAATGGCAAACGACGCACAGAACAACAAACTATAATTATACACCAAATGACAATAATACAGTTTCTACAGTAAATACTCATTTAAACCTTGGGAACCCAGCTGGACGATGGGTTCCACTTGAGGAGTTCACTGGTTCTACCCCTCACGGAGGAAGATGGAACTTAGATAACGGAACTCAAACACCAAGTAGTAATACAGGTGTTAATACAACACCAAATAGCACTATATATTATGAGCAAAGTAATGGACAAACACAAGAAGGTGTAAAGTCTGTATTCTTACGAAGTCCTACGATAACCTTGACTAGTGATGACATTGAATTAGGGTTTTATGCATATGGTGCAAAAATAGGAACTATGTATTTAGGTATTGATGTATCAGCTGGCAATAGCACCGCAATAAGTGAATACACTACCGGATTTACATCAACTGGTACTCTGGGTACTGACCTCATATCTACGTGGACTATTCCAAATGACGTATCTAATACTATGTATTATGCGAGTGATGCTAGTGTTAATGCTGGTGGATTTATAAATATAACTAATTTTACGGGTAATAATTATTTAAATATAATTGGAGATGTTTCTATAAACGGTAATTTACAGGCAAATAATCTTGAATTTATTCCATCCGGAACATTACAAAATTACAAATTATTTGATAATATATCTGCACCATCAACACCGACAGATACCTCATGGAATACAAGCACTTTAAAAACATTTAATTCTGGTTCTGTTGTTATTCACAATATCAAGGTTTCGAGTTACATTCAGGAAGGATATGTAAATTGGCCAGAAAGTGGACATGAATATATTTTAAAACGTAGAGATTTTTACACTAGTTCATATACTTGGGATTCAACAAAGTCATATGAATCATTTAATTATATATTTGATGCTGATGATAACCATGAATTCGCCACATATACATTCACAGAAAAAATCACATCGAAACAAACATATGATCGTTGGTGTCTGGATATAAGTGGTTATGGAGCAAGAAATGATTCCACGGATAAATTAACGTGGGATGTTACTGTAATTACACCCGAACTATTATCATCATCTTCGAGTATAAATAATATTACACTTTTCGATGCTTCAGCGTCGGATGATATTTCAGAAAACACAATATGGGAGAGACCGAATCAATCTGTATCTATTCCAGCGGGCAGTATGGTATTTCATGACATAAAAGTAAGTGGATTTATAACTCCTGGTTATGTTGATTGGCCATTAGAAGGTCACGAATTTATTTTTCAACGAAAAACATCAGCAGACGTATCTTATACGTGGAATTCGGATCTTAGTTATCAACATGTAAAACATATATTTAATGCTAGGAATATTCATGAAGAACAAGTGTATGCTATGATGGAAACGATTCCGTATGATATAAATTACACGTATTGGAAATGCGATATAAGTGGTGATGGTGCACGAGCGGATAGTAATGATAAATTAACGTGGAAGATGATAGTAATTACACCAAGTGATTATACAAATGTACCAACCGGCACATTACAAAATTATACTATATTTAATGAAACATCTGCTCCACAAATTACAACGGATACTTCTTGGAATGTAGATCTTGATGTATCATTTAGTTCGGGTGCACTTGTAATACATAATGTGAAGGTTTCAAGTTATATCAATCCAGGATATATAGATTGGCCAAGAGGAGGACACGAATATTTGTTAACACGCAAAAATTCAACGACGGGTGTACATGAATGGGATTCTACAAATTCATATAAAAAATTCAAATATATATTCGATGCTCAAAATATACACGAACAAACTACTTTTTCTTTTGTAGAAAATATGACATCGACAAAATTATATACTGGTTGGAGTGTTGATATAAGTGGATATGGAGCAAGAAATGATAACACTGATAAATTAACATGGGAAATAACAGTTATAACACCTCAATTATTGAGTACACCAAATCATATTACTAACTATACATTATTCGATGCATCTGCAGCCGATGATATATCTACTAATACGATATGGGAGCGCCCTAATCAAAGTGTATCTATACCAGGAGGAAGTATGGTATTTCATGATATAAGAGTAAGCGGTTATATTGCACCTGGATATATAGATTGGCCGTTAGAAGGACACGAATTCATATTTCAACGCAAAACTTCAACGGATGTTTCTTATGGGTGGAGTTCGGATTTGAGTTATCAACACATTAAACATATATTTAATGCCCAAGAGACTCACGAAGAACAAGCCTACAGTATGTTTGAAACTATACCAAATACGGTAGATTATACATATTGGAAATGTCATATTAGTGGAGATGGTGCAAGAAGTAATAATTTAGATAAATTAACATGGAAAATAATAATTATAACACCGAACGAATTTGTAAGTAATACAAACGAAAACGTTCATTTTAATAATTTGAAATTAGGTAATGGTAATACATCGACATATGGGGTTCCGTTACATGTGAAAGGTGACGTGGATGTAGTAGGAGAGATTAGAGCAACAGGGGATGTTATTTCCTTTTATAGTTCTTCAGATAAAACATTGAAAACTAATATAAGAACCATTGATAATCCTATGGGAATTATTAATAATATAAGAGGGGTTAGGTTTAATTGGAATGAAGAAGCATACAATATAAATAATGATATTGATTTAAGTAAGGATGAGGTAGGAGTAATTGCGCAGGAAATCGAAAAATATTTGCCGGAAGTTATAAAACCAGGATTAAATCATAAAATGGCTGTTAGATACGAAAATATAGTTGCTGTTTTAATCGAAGGCATGCACGAAATGCAAGAAAGGATACAATTATTAGAAAATGAAATCATTAAAAAATAATATACAAAAATAATACTTATAAAACTAAATAATAGTTTTAAAACTACCAATAGCAATTATTTTCTACTGTTTTATGATCAGTAGGTTTTTCGCTTTCTTTTGGTCGAGACCAATGTTGATTCATATAAGCGCGTAAAATATCAGGTCGTTCTCTCATCCAACGTTCGCCATATATCCCAAAATACATTTGTAGAACACCACCTACGTAAATAGCCGATTTACCCATATCGTATATTTCAGAACAAATAGGGTTTCCATACCCACCACAAGAACACAACGCAATGTCAAAAGAATCCTTAATATTACTAATATTTTCAAGAAATTCGTTATATTCGATTTCAAATTTTCGAGATTCATTTTTCCCGTGTGTTTGAGGCGGTTTTAAAAATACAAATTCACAATCAGGAAAAAGGTCTATGCCGTATATTTTCTCTCTAATATCTATTTTTTCTTTGATGCTTTCTATAAAACTACTAATTATGAGAATACGTTTTCCTTTTAATGCTAATGTCCATGGATCATTTTGGATATAGTTAAATATATCTAAAGAAAGGGAGTCGAATTTTTGACAACTAAAGTTATTAACAATAAAATCCCATGAATTAACAATATGAATTGCAACGTTACCCCAAGGAGCCCACCAAAAATATTTGTCGCATTTATTAAACGCACTTAAATATAAATTTGCATAATTGCAAACAGAATTAATATCCGGTAACATGATTCCTGCGTTATTTTTTAATACAGGAACCATGGACTGAATTCGTTGGAGCTGTTCATCAGATGCAGATTTATTTTGAATAATAGTTATACCTAATAAGGTTAACTCATTTTCAATACCCGCCATTCGTGGAATAATAAAATTTTCATCTTTATTAATTTTATCTTGTATGTAGTTCTTTAAATTTATGTTTTCTTGGATTGGTTCAAATGTGTGAAGTTCATCACGTTTGTCATCATCTTTAATAAGTGGATATATACCATAATATGGTTTACTAGCTAATTGTTTATTTTTTCCATAACTTCTTAGGTTTGTATTGTGATGATGAAAGCATTTAATCCACTTGGGTTCATTGTAGCACATAAACCCAGATATAATTAACAAATAAATGATTTTGTTATCACATCCAGGTAATCCCAATTCCATATTGAATGTTTTAAGTAAATTATCGGTTATTTTCCACTTTGAATTCCATATCCATGTGTCCTGACTTTCACATCTAGGTCCAAATAACTCGCATTCTTTAAGCAATGGCTTGTTTAGTTCATGTCGTAATAGTGTATATGCTTTTTTATTTGTGGTGAGTCCACTCTCTCGCACACGTCCAATGGAGGCGTCGAAAAATATATCAGCGTTTGCTAAGATAATATAAGTGTCTTCTTCTAATTTGTTAGAATACTCAAATACGTCCTTATAGGTAAGGCGTTTTGAAATGTTAATTTGTTCTATTTTGCTATCATTTGTGCCTAATTCTTCGTTCGTGTAAATTTTTTCGTTTAATAAAATAATTTTATCAATAGTTTTGTTATGACAATTACATTTTAATGTTTGTTGTAACTCATTTAATCGGGATTTATTTTCTGGAATAAAAAATTGTTGAATTAATATAATTTTTCCAGGGACGCTTTCAGAAGGATCGGTTTTTTTAGAAATATATAAATTGTATTCGCTTGCTTTTACTTGTTTAGATATTTTAAAAAAAGATTCTTTAGGATTAGACAACCATCTATTTATATTATTATGAAATTCGACGGTATCTGGATTCCGATAGTTAGTTAACAGTGATTGTTCTTTACTTTCATATTTAGAAATAGGAAAATACATAATAGTATAGTTATTTTAATATATTTAATATTAAATTATAAGTTAATATTTAATTAACAATTTATATAATTATAAGTTAATTAAATAATTTATTCATGGACCAATTTTTTCTTTTATATCCAGGTGAGGTATACATTTTAGTTCCTGATAATGCTTGGTTTCTCAAATAAAAATCTTGGTCTTCGATTTTTTGTTTAACATCAAAACTATTAATATTAATCATATTATCTTCAATTTGATAATTGAGTTGTTTAATAAAATTAATATTGTCATAATCTTTATATTTATATACCGATACGTCTCCTCTTGATACTAATCTTAAAACTTCATTGTGATCCTGATGTATCCTTTCATCACCAATTTTAAAAAAGTTGCTTCGATCAATCATTATGTTATTACTAATACATTTGTCTTGAATTACATTGTCTTCAAAACCCCATCCCCAAAAATTAGGAAATCCTAGTATTTTTTCAAAGTCTTTTCCTTTAATTGCAAACATACCGCCTAATGCAAATTCATATCCATAAAAATGTTTTACTACACCATCTGTAGTATTGTAATCTATTAATTCTTTTTTAGTTGGATAAGTGTCTACATCATGAAAAATAAAAGTAATATCTTTGTAGTAATTTGGATATTTTTTTTTCATGGCTAAGAATCCAATGTTTTTGGTTGCACCGCGATTGAAAGGTCGTTCATCACATTGGTGTGAAAAATACATTTCCCAATCATTTTCATCTTGTAAATATTCTGTTATTTTTTCTATTAAAATATTCTTATGTGCTTCACGATTTCTGTATGGAACAATAAAAATTCTATTAGGAATATTCATTATTATAATAAAGTAAAAAAATAATTTGAATTTACATTATATTATTTATATTTTTCTAAAATAACTTTAGGAATTAAAACATCTTTTTTAGTAAGTAATTTTTTATAACATTTATTGATTGTAACTTCACTAATACCACTTATTGCGTTAATATTTTGTTTACTCACATTTAAATTACATTCTTGTGATACAAAATAAACAATACCGGCAGCTATGGAATGTGGTGTATTTTCAGGAATAAGATTATTTTTAACTAGACGAATTGCAATGAAACTACATAATTTTGTTAATTCATGGTTTATATTAAGTTTACTACAATAACGTTCTATGAATGACGAAGGTGTTGTATTACATAATAGAGTTTTGTCTTCATTGTTAAAATCAAACTCTGAATCATTGATAATAGATATTGCGTTTTTACAGCCACGCGTTGCACTAGTGTTGTCTAAATAAAATATAGTTGCTATTTCTTTTATAGTTCTTGGATAATTATTTATTCGTGATGCAATATAAATAGAAGCAGCAATAATTCCATCGCGATTTAGACCTCTGAATGTTTTCTTTTCGGTAATCAATTTATGATATTTTAAAGCATCATCAATAATTATTTTTGGAATACCTCCTTGTGTTGCTAGCAAAGTAATACGTTGAAATTCATCGTACTGTGATTTTTCTTTGTAAGGCATAGATTGCCATTCGGAATATCTTTTAATTTTTCTCATTTCATATGAAGCGATAGAATTACACATCACTTTACATCCAAAAGATGATTCTTTTAGTAACGGATTGATAGGTGGACCTGCACGTGTGGGGTCACAAATATTTGAATCATCAGCACCGTAATACCTCCATTCTGCTGAATGGTCTATTATATCTTTGTAGACAATACCACATGATTTATTTGAGCAATTTAAAAAACCTTCGTCATTTATCATTAAAATACTTTCACAACAATGACAAATATCTTGTGGTTTATCAGTGGAGTATAAACATTCAATATCCTTATCATTAATTTCGTTTTTAAAACTATTCCACAATTGTTTTTTATTAATTTTTTTTTTAATTTTTTTAGTTTTATCCGCCATTTAATTAAAATAATGGTAATATATTTCTAATTCAATTTTATTTTATTTATAATTTACATAATGGGTAATAATCAATCAACAAATAGTCCAAAAAAAGATGAAAGTGATATATATAATATAGTAAATCATATTGCATCTAATTATATTTTTACAAGTAATTTTACAGATATGCAAAATTTAAATGATGTCAATTATTGTAATAATTTAGTAATCTTAACATCACGAATTATTGAAGAAAATTTAAATGACCTGGATATAGAATACTTAGCACAACACATTAAAGATGGTAAGGTTGTTGATTTAATGACAAAAGATAAGGTAATCTTTTTAAAAAAAGACAATATTCCTAAATTAGATGTTAAAAATAATACACAAAAACGTAGATTATGTGTTGGAATTGCTAAATTTTATGTCAAGGTTGCACACATATTCGCATGTATAATGAAAACTATAAATCCTACTATATCTTATTCAGACAATGCAGGAGAGACAAAAGAAGTTGATATAACTCAAAAACACATGTTACCCAATAAAGATGATTTAAAAGAGCGTTCTAGTATGAAAATGAATATGTCATCGGTAAGTTTGTGTAGTAAACGATTAGATGCTTTAATTAATAATAATAAATATGAAACAAATAATATAGATAAAGATATTGTTGTAAATCCTAATTATTGTGATTTTAATTCAGGTAATAATGATAATTTACAAACAGAACCAGGGATGGTTGAGTTAGAGCAATTATACAATGACAAGTATAATTATGATACTGGTGGATATAATGGAATGACAGATAAAATGAAAAAACAATATGAACGCGATTTAAAATTATTTTATGAAGCATTTTCAGACAATATTGAACCGTTTGACCCTAAAGTTATTAAGAAATTTAGCGATATTAAATTAAGAGACCATAATAATAAAGAAGGTTGTTCACGTAGTAATAAAGGAGAATATTTACAAAAATATAAGGGAACATATAAGGATGATTTATTTTTCAAATATGCTGAACACATTAAAACAATGATGGAAAACACGAAAAAGAATCAAGATAAATTACTATCAATCATAGATAAATTGTTTGTATTTGTAAATATTGAGGACGAAACGAATAAGATTACAAAGATGATAATGATAAATCCAGAATTAACTGAAAAATCTCTCCAGACTGTAGTTGAAGAAACTCGTAATATTATAATTAATTTATATATTACTTGTGAAAAGGATTTCTTAAAGGGATTAGAAATATTTGAAGGAATAGTAGAAAAACAAATAAGTAATACTACAATGGAACGAATTAATAATTTACCTCTTCATAGAGAGGTTTTACGAACACAGGAAATAGAACGAGAAGAAGAAAAGAGACGCGAAGAAGAGAAAAAACGTAAGGAAAAGGAAGAACTTGAAAAAGAAGAAAATCGCGACGAAGAGAAAGAAACGGATTCTGATGATAAAAAATCTAATAATTTAATGGATATGTTTGGTTTTAACAAAGATGAATCTGAAGAGGTTAAATCCGATGATATGCAAAAACCAACGGATGATATGCAAAAACCAACGGATGATATGCAAAAACCAACGGATGATATGCAAAA